GAAGATTCTTTGAAATGCCAGCATTAGCAACTGTGTAGCTAGTACCAGTTTGGTCAATCTCTAAATTGAGAACAGCGGTATCAATACGAGACATATTGAGAGTGCCACTTGGTTGGTGCTCTTCCGGTTTAAGGGCAAATGAATAAACATTGATACCGGGATTAACAGGGATATTTTCGTGATGCTGATAAGGTTGTATTAAATTGAAATAAGAGCCTGGTCTTGCAGCAAAACGATCATTACCGTTTAATACAAGTTTGGCAGATTTTATGGGATTAGTTGAGTCAATTGCGCTAGTAGCATTATATAATACTGCATTATCGGCAGCATAGGTATTAACCTTGGTGGAATAATTAATCCAGTTATTATTTATAACATGTTTATCGGTAGAAGTAGTAGTATGGTCAGAAGAGCATAACCAAACTAATTCTTTGCAAGGGTGATTGAAGGATAATTTCGGTTTAATGGCAGAAACAGCCGATACACTTTCAGTACCAGTGAATTGTAACTGCTCTATTAAATATTCGTGGGATAATTGAGCGAATCTTCGACGTTCGTCGGTATCTAAGAAGATATAATCAACCCATAATGAAACAGAGGAAAGGTCAGTAATTTCATCAGCAGTACCTTTGCAATTCTCTTTTGTTTCAAATAGAATGTTTATTTTAACTTCGTGATATTGTAGAGCGATTAAAGGAAGGGCTAAACCTACATTGCGGCAGAACCAGAACTCTAAGGGGATATAGAGATTAGCGCCATTATTAGCATCAGTCCCTATTTTCTTAAGCATATCATTGGCGCCTACCATATTTTTATAGGCATCTTTCTTTGATACGGGAAGCGAGAGTTCATTCCACACATACATCCAGTGAGAATAATGCTTGTCTATCTTTTGACCACCGATTTCAATTTCTACATAGTTTATTAAACGAAGGCCAAAATAAGGACATACTTCTTCTCCTGAATAATAATTAACAACTGCTAAATACATACGGTGTATTAAATCTCCGTTACGAGATATTTGGCAGGTTACACGATTGCCAAAATTGGGAGTTCCGTTAAAAGTTTGTTGGATAGCTTCAATAGCAAAGTTAGTATGACGACGATAAACTACTTTGAAAAAGGTAATTTGCGGATTACCGGTTAAATAAACATCCTGTGCACCATAAGCTACTAATTGAAGAAGACCACCACCCATTTACGCTATATTCTTTATACTATTAGAGGAGAAAAAAAAAAGGAAATTATATAACACGACTCTTTAATTTTTATTATAGTAGATATCTTTATATTTTTAATTGGAATAAGCAAGGCCACCCATACCAGATAATATACGAAGGACGTTGTAATTGACCGCGTATATATTTATGCCTTGATATGAAGCAGTAACAGAGGTTTTAGCAGTAACCATCAATGTCGCGGTGTCAATACGAGACATATTGAGGGTGCCGCTCGGTTGATGATCTTCGGGTTTTAGTGCAAACGAATATACGTTGATAGAGTTATATACGGGAACATTAGTGTGATGTTGGAAGGGTTGAACATAATTGAAATAATCACCTTCTCTTACAGCGAAACGATCGTTTCCGTTTAATTGGAGGATTGCGTTGGTGAAAGGATTTACATTTTCTTTTGGTTTCACATCGGATATAACAAGGTAGTTAGATGTAATCTGTCCTCCCTGTATGGCATTGCCACCATCTGCAAGACCGTATGATGTCTTTAGATCTGCAACATCCTTATTGGTGTAATCATACCATCTGGTTACATTGTTAGTAGGTGTTATTTTTGCGACCCATATGAGTTCTTTGCAGGGGTGATTGAAGTTTAGCTTAATTCTGTTGGTACCGGCAACGAGGGGTTCAGTGCCAGTGAATTGTAGCTGTTCTATTAAATATTCGTGGGATAATTGAGCGAATCTTCGGCGTTCGTCAGTATCTAAGAAGATGTAATCAGCCCATAAAGAGATATTTTTAATATCTTCAAAGTCAGTTAGTAGACCATCACCCTTGGATATGCAATTAGTCTTGGTTTCAAAATCTATTTTCACTTTGACTTCGTGATATTGAAGGGCGATTAAAGGAAGCGCGAGACCTACATTGCGGCAAAACCAGAACTCGAAGGGGATATATAGAGTTGTAGAGGGGATATTGTCATTGGCGGGGTTGCCGTTTAATATATCTTTATCAGCGCCGACCATAGTATCATATGCATAACGTTTTCCCATAGGAAGAGATAATTCATTCCAGATGTAAAGCCAGTCCGAGTAATGCTTATCTATTTGTTGGCCACCAATTTCAATAACAACGGATTTTATTAAGCGCAAACCAAGATAGTTTTGATATGTGCTGGTAGTTGTGGATTGGGCAGCTTTCTTTTTAGGAACATCAACTTGTAAATACATGCGGTTTATTAAATCACCGTTGCGCGATATTTGGCAGGTTACAGTATTTCCGTAGCCAGCATTACCGTTAAAAGTTTGTTGGATAGCTTCAATAGCAAAGTTAGTATGACGACGATAAACTACTTTGAAAAAGGTAATTTGAGGATTACCAGTTAAATAAACATCCTGTGCACCATAAGCTACTAATTGAAGAAGACCACCACCCATTTACGCTATATTCTTTATACTATTAGAGGAGAAAAAAATATAGATTATATGACACAAAAATAATTTTTATTATATAAACCTTAATATTTATAATTCAAATATAATGATGTTTAAAGAGAAGTCATCTAAAAAAAAAATAACAACAGATACAAATGAAACTGTTACTTTGGACGCAATGCATAATAATATGATAAAGGATTTTGAGAAGAGCGATAAGGAAAAGATATACTATCTTGAAAAACTGAGATATTGTGAAGAAAATAAAGTTGAGATATTAAAAAGTATTAATAATACAGCCGATAAAGAACTTAATAGCAGGCTTTGGTTCAGTAATATAGAGTTAAATGAGCAGATAATAAATATTAAAAGTAAATTGAATGAACTCAATAATTTAGACGAAATAGAGTATTACAAAAATACGAGCGATATACTATTTCAATATTACGATACCGTAAATAAGCAATCAGATATTAATCAGAATATAAACTTTATCAAAGAGGCGTGTAATAAACCGAAGATATATAAGAAGGAATCCAAAAAAAAGCGAAATATGAGCATTAATAATAACACCATTAATGTATTAGAGGCTCTTAATAACATAGATAATAAGAAGCTAATAACAGATAATAAAGGCGTTGATAGCGATATATGCGATAAAACGGAGGCCAATAAAACTAAGGGGGAAATTAATGACAATGATATTAATAAGATATATGACAAGAGTACCTTAGTAGATAAATATATGGCTATAATAAATAATAGATATGTCAGAACTGTCGAGGATGAAAACATAGAAATATGCAAAGTTTGCAAAAATAATATGACTTGTCTCCAACATGATGCTATAATTGTATGTAGTATTTGTGGATATCAGGAGCTTCTTTTAGTTGAGCAAAATAGACCGATATTAAAACAGAATACAAAGGATACATCGCATTTTTGTTATAAAAGGATTAATCATTTTAGGGAGTGGTGCAATCAAGTTCAAGGTAAGGAAAGTACGGATATACCAGATGAAATATTTGAAAGGATTTTGACGGAAATTAAGAAGGAAAAAATAACTGACCTGAAAAAAATAACCTACTTAAAAATGAGGGATATTCTTAAAAGATTAAGAATAAACAAGTATTACGAGCATATCAATTATATTATAAATAGAATCAATGGAATACCTACACCTCAATTTAGTCCCGAATTGGAAGATAAGTTGTGTAATATGTTTAGAAGCATCCAAGCTCCTTTTTTGAAACATTGTCCGAAAGATAGAAAGAACTTTTTGTCATATAGCTATGTTCTCTATAAGTTCTTTCAGATACTCGGGCTTAACGAATACCTCAAATATTTTCCATTATTGAAAAGCAGAGAAAAACTCTACGTCCAAGACCAGATATGGAAAAAGATATGTGTTGATTTAAATTATGAAATTATACCATCGTTATAAACTGCTTACCGTTAATACTAAAAATATTTAAACTATACCACTAGATAGTTCTGTTGATATATGAGATTCGAGCGACTTCTTTAATATCTAAGCGGCTAAGCTAAGTAACCGGATTTCTATAAAATTGAAAAATTAAAATTGAGTACATCTCTTAAAATATTTTGTAATTTCTAAAAAACTTTTGAAACTTTTAAAAAATCAGAAAGATGTACTCAATTTTAAAAATGAAAAATAGAATAATAACTCTGTCAAGTTTCTGATAATAATTGAGAGCCGATCAGGATTAAGTAAAAAAATGATTGGGTGCTATATACTATATAGCACTATCTTTCTAATAATTATGAATTATTTTACTAGATATATTATATCATATGAGGACAGCTTTATAGTATTACAGTCTATTATGTTATCTATTATATTATTGAGAGCTTTTGTAGAGATATTGTTTTATATTCCCTCTACATTTATTATGACTTGAATTGCAATACATGCATTTGCATAAATTAAAATAATTAGAGGGAATATATCTAGGTCTTATAATAACATAAAAGCGTTGGATTTTTGTAATCCTATATTGCTCGCCGTTTGAGTTGTTATACTAAATCGATTTGATAATAGTTCTAATATGTATATTATCAGAGCTATTAGTATCGTTAGAGTAAATAGTTTAGCAACATTAAACTTATTGTCCTGTATTAGCAATGCTACAAACGCTATTATTAGAGCCTGAATAATTAT